GAGCAACTTGTTGGTATGCGCGATACCAATTCGTTCACTTTCTATGATTACGGGCTTCCAATTCTTGCTGTACGTTATTTAGGTGCCTCCGTACAAGCAACATATGCTCAAAGCGGTACTACAATCACTGTTACTAGCCCTGATCACGGTTTATTCCCAGGAGATAACGTTTATTTAGCATTTTCATCAGGCACTGCTGTAACTGATACGCTTACAATTACCGAAAAAACACAAAATACCTTCACAATTACTGCTGTATCCCCGCTGACGACAAGTGGAAACGTTGCTTACGCCGTTTCGACAGCATTTACAGACACACGCTGGCGTTTTATTCGAGTTGCACTGAGGTTTTTACCCACTGAAACAGCATTATTGCCTGGTGAACGGATGACAGATCGTGTAATTGAACGCGATCCAGGCATTACAGCTACTTACAGCCGTACAGGATCAACTATAACCCTTACTTGCACCGAAAATCACGGTCTTTCTACCGGCAATACAATTTATTTAGACATTGAGACAGGACTTGTTTCCTCTGGACGTTACGAAGTCACTGTTATTAGCGCGACTGTGCTCGAGATTACGACAATCACGAGTGGTTCAACTTCAGGTGCTGCTACAGTTAGCCGTCTTCTTCGTGGATTTAATTATTTAGATTATGTAGGTTATACGGTCACCGGATCGGACGCTACTACAAATGAATTAATTTTTCAAAGAGACGATAGCTATGCAGCAAAAACTACAGATGGAATTACAGCAACAGTTGTTCCTGCACACAGAGGATTTCAAGTCGGCAGGTATCTGACAACTGAGTTACGGTGGCAGTGCTCTTGTGAAGACTTCAGTAAGCGAGATAATTACAACTTATATAGCCAACTTAGGCAGCGTAGATTCCCTCAAACACAATTAGCAAATTTAAAACCGGGGCGTATCTTAAATCCTGATGGTACTTTCACAGAGACTCGTGATTCTCCCGGCGTCTTTCAAGATATTGGCTATACAACAATAAATAACTTCTACCAACTGCCTGAATATGAAGATGTTGAGCAGTTTTCATTCCAAAACTTGCTTTACTACCAGATGCGCTGGTGTAAACATATTTACGCTTCGATGTGGGCATTGATCCATGACGAAGGTGGTGGAGCTATCTCAATTAATGCACGCTACGAGCAATCTGGGCCGAATATTACGGTAACTGCGCCTAATCACGGACTTTTGGCTAATAGGCGTATTCAGCTCGATTTTACGAGCGGCAATGCGATTAAAGGAGAATATACGATAACAAGTGTGCCGTCTAAAGACACCTTTACAATTGTTTACCCGTTTGCAGATACGACAGCAGGATACTGCACGGTATCTAATTTAAAGCCACACGAATATGTAAACACTTGGTTGCTAGAACCGAGTGACCAGCCTGTAGGTACTGGATTGGAGACATTTTATAAGAACTTTGATAAAGAAAGTCAACGTTTAAAAGAAGTTGCTGAACGCTATATCTTTGATTCGCAAAATCTAGGCTGGTCTGGAAACCAGACAATTATTGGGGCAGGTAATAATCCAGAGCAAGCTGCGAATTTTAATCCAACGCTAACGACAATGGCGTTAAATGATAATATTCGTCGCGATGGACAAGGAAAGTTAAGTAGAACAGGGCTTGTAGCAAATAGCACAAACCGTTTTGCTGGATTAGTAAATAAGTTATTTAATTTAGATCCTAGGATTCTCCAAGACGCTAAATTTGGGATTATTGATAAGCCCCTTAGTGAATATAATAATGAATTTGAGTTTGGATTTGTTGACGGTGGGGAGTACAGGAATGGTGCTCCACTTGAGAATGTGGATACACTTGTCCAGCTTGATGCAGAAACGTACAGTCCTGTGACAGCCTTAGATACAATATTGGATGCTGGTCTTTACATCAATAGTTAGATATGGCAGTTCAAATTCTTTCCAGGCGCTCTTCTGTTGCTTTTGACAGGCCATTTCCTATCAAGTTAGGCACGGCTGAATTGGCCGTTAATTTTGATTCTACAGATCCTGGTCTGTATTTTGCTGACAATACCGCAGCGCCCTCTACAAACCTGATTAAGGTCGGTCCAACCTTCATCGGATCTACAGCGCCAAACACCCCTTCTGCAGGGTTTGCATCGCTGAGTAAAGGCGAATCTTGGTTAGATACCTCCAGCACACGTATCTTTAAGCTTTACGATGGCAGCGCATGGCAAACTCCAAAAGCTGTAGTTTCTAATAGCAACGGCAAGCCAGTCAATCCGACAGATGGTCAACTACATTACGATAAGTTGGTGCCCGGCTTATTCATGTATGATGCGGGTACCGCAAGTTGGATTGCTGTCTAATCAACGACCGTGATTTAAGATGTGGTCTAGGATCCTATCTAGCTTGACGTGAACAGCTTGAACTTCGCGTAAAAAGTCTTCTTTTAACACGTAATTTTGAATTACACGTTCTTGTAAGTTGTCAATTTCTCTCTCTAGTTCACCGAAGCGCGACTCTATTTTTTTATTGAAGTTAGACAGCGCTCTCGACAGGCCGGCAAATGCGCCTGCGCTACCAGATAAGACTGCCACAATCAATTCTGGCGTCACTGTAAAATTGTATTTTTCCTATTCTAAGGTATTCAACGACTTAGAATGAGCTCAAGGATAACAACAAGTTCGTGGCTTTAGCAATTGCAATTGCTTTAGGATAAGAACATGGCAACACAAGTACAATTTAGACGCGGGACGTCCGGTGAAACAGCAACTTTTACCGGAGTTAGTGCCGAAGTTACTGTCGACACTAGTAAAAACGTTTGTGTTGTACACGATGGTACAACTCCTGGCGGATTTCCGCTCTTACGCCAAGACGGCTCTAACATGGGCCTATCGCCAGGTAGCTTATCTAGCTGTGCTCTGAAGTTTGCTACGGATCCAAACACAGGACTAATCTCTACGGGCCCTGATCAGATCGCAATCGTGACTGGTGGCGTTGCCAGGGTTACGATAGACTCATCAGGTAACGCAACCTTTGCCAATAACATGGTTGTCACTGGCAGCCTAACAGTTAATGGTAACTTGGATTCTTCTGCCAACCTCTCCCTTATCGTTGCTCTAGGCTGATATGGCAAATACTTTTAAAAACGACACTAAGTCAAGCTTGGTGACGGCGGTCATTACTGATCCAACTGCGACAGTTGTAACGGCTGGCAGTACTGCAACGCTAATTGTGTTGAGTGTTATGGCTTCTAATAAAACATCAACAAGTGCCAACGTAGATGTTTATTTAGATCGTAGTACTGGAGATGATGTTTATCTAATTCGGAATGCTCCGGTGCCGGCAGGCTCCACCTTGGAATTGATTAGCGGTAATAAGATTATTTTGGCCCCTAGTGATAAACTACAAGCTCGATCAGACACTGCAACTGCATTAGATGTAACAGTCAGTTACCTTGAGCAGACACCTTGATTGTGGGCCTTACAAAAAATAACGATATTGTCACACTTCTGGAACAGATTTCTGTTTTAAAAGAGCAGGTAGAGGTTTTGCAGGCCGAGGTGTTTAAAAAAGAACCAGAAGAACCTGACCAACCAACTTGGGAAGATGTTCGGATTAAACGCAATAAGCTTCTAAAAGAAAGTGACTGGGCCATGATCCCAGGCGTCACGGTTGATCAACGAGCTTGGTCTGCTTATCGACAAATTCTTCGTGATTTACCCCAAACCTATGGCCCAAGCAATGTAAATAAAATTGTTGGGCCGCAACAACCACCAATTGCTGGACCTAATACAACTCCGGTAGAATAACCGGTAGTAGAAGTAAACCGCTGTGGCTTATTTAGGCAACGACCTTCAGGTTGCATTTCCAACTTATCGGAATATTGACGATATCTCCGGCAGCTTTAACGGGGTCACGACTAGTTTCCCGTTGACTGTAGATGGTGTAGCTCCTATTCCTGCGCCTGTAAATTCACAGCAGTGTTTAATTTCTGTTAACGGTGTTGTGCAACGTCCTGATGATTCAGGTACTGAAGGCTTCCGTTTGAGCGGCGGAAACATTATTTTTGCTGCTGCACCTGCTGGTGGTGTTGATTTCTTTGGCGTTATTCTTGCTGGAGCAGATTATATCAACGTCGGAGCTAACTTTCCAAGTGGAACCAATTTGGCTCCTAGTATTACATTTGACAGCGACTTAGATACAGGTATTTACAATCCTGCTGGAAATCATATTGGTTTTACTACTGCGGGTATTCAACGAGTCGTTATTAATTCTTCCGGTCAATTATCAAGTGGTTTGGGTTCGGCGGCAGCCCCAGCAGTTAGTTTTATTAGTGACCCCAACACTGGCATCTACTCTCCCGGCGCAGACCAAGTGGCCATCAGCACTGGTGGCACTGGTCGATTGTTTGTTGATGCGAGTGGAAATGTTGGAATTGGGACCAGCCCTTCTTATTCATTTCATTTAACTAGCACTGAAATCGCAACAAACTTTGTAATTGATAATCCTACAAGAGGCGGTTTTATTACTGCATTCAGGAATGGAGCTGCAATCGGCGGCATTGGAAATGTTGGAGCACTTTTAGGGGACACTACTGAAGACCTTGGTATATATGCAGCTACAAGCAAAAACATACGTTTTTACAGTGGGGGAGTAACCGAACGGATGCGCCTGGACTCCAGCGGCCGCTTAGGTCTGGGGACTAATAGTCCTGCAGTGAAACTGGACGTTGCGGGAGGAATTAATTCATCTAGTGATTTTTCGTTAAATTCTGACTCTTTTATCTACTCCTATAAAGCTGGCGCTTTAGGTGATGTGCGTTCCGCATTGCGCCTTGATGGTACCAATCGTGTTGTGCAATTTTACACGGATGCGTTAGAACGCGCCCGCATCGACAGCTCCGGCAGGTTGTTAATTGGCACGTCTTCTGCGCGTAGCCCGTTAACACATTCACCTTCACTTCAGGTCGAGGGTCTTGGATACGCAGCTTCAACTGCATCCGTCATCGGCAATAGCAACGACACGAACGGTGCCTATTTCTTTATCGGCAAAAGTCGTGGCACGTCACTGGGTGCAAATACAGTTGTTCAGAGTGGTGATGAACTAGGGGGGCTTGACTTTTTAGGAGCAGACGGCAGTGCACTGCTGCGGGCTGCACGCATTACAGCTCTTGTAGACGGTACCCCCGGCACTAACGACATGCCGGGCAGATTAGTGTTCTCCACTACTGCCGACGGAGCAAGTAGTCCGACGGAGCGGATGAGGATCGATTCCTCGGGTCGCGTAGGGATTGGCGTTACTGATCCTGGCTATCCACTTGATCTACTCAGCAATGCAAGTGCATGGAACTTAAATATTCGCGGGCGAGCCGCTGACAATGTTTCTTATATACGAATTGCATCAAACAACAATGCAACAACATATACAGCTTTAGGGGCGCCAGCACCAAATCAGTTTGCCATAGATGTAAACGGCTCAGAGCGCGTCCGCATCGACAGCTCCGGCAGGTTGTTAGTTGGCACGTCTACAAGCCCTAGCGCAGGATTAGGTCAATACGCCCGAATCTCAGCCGTTGGTTACACCGGCAGCGCTACTGGCGAAGGCATCATGACTATTGCACGTGGCAAAGCAGCTACGTCAATGGCTTCAGGGGATACTGTTGGTCAGCTTTCATTTACAGATATAAATGGAAATGACTTTGCCAAGATTGTTTGTTCAGCAGATGCAACCCCTGGTTCGGGTGACTACCCAGGCGTCTTAACGTTCTCCGTTACGCGCGATGCGGAGGCATCACCAACTGAAGCGCTACGCATTACGAATGGTGGTGAGACAAGGATGCGTTGCGTGACAGCCGCCAATGGTTTTATCGTCAACCAC